GGCGGAATGGCTTGGACTGATTCTCTTGGATTTGATATCTATGTAACTAATCAAGTAGCAAATACTGGTACTTTAGCAACACCTGTTTCGAAAGTATTAGCTGGTTCTTACAATTCAATTGCATTCGCTTCGCAAATCATGGAAACTGAAGCAATTCGTTTAGAAAGCACATTTGATACAGGAGTTCGTGGATTACACGTTTATGGTGCAAAAGTAATTCAGCCTAACCTTCTTCACACAGCAACATTCACATATTCAGCTGAAACAACAATTTAATATATAATCAAGGAGGAAATATAAAATGGCAGCAGTATCCGTTAATACAATATCAACTTATAACACACTTAAAACATTTAATACAGTTGCAGGTTTAGCATTAGGAACTAACACTTCGTTCACAACTTTAGCAGCTGGTGACCACACATTAACACCATCTTCGTCAAGTGTATATACTAGAGCAGTTTTGTTAATTTGTGCAGTAACAACAGGTGCAACAGTTAGTATAGCAGCTGGTAATTTTTGGGCAAGTAAATCAGTAGACCTTGGAACTTTAGGTGCAAATCAACTTTATGCAGTAGTTTTTGAAGGTGCAAATGTAGGAGATGTATCCGCAGGAGCTCAAGCAATTGATATTACTGTTGGCGTACAAACTGTCGGTGCAGCTTGGATTGAATTGCCGTAAATAAAAGAGGGGGCTTAATTGCCCCCTTTATTTAAATAGGGAGGAACATTAATGCCTACTTATATTCAAACGACTAGGGCTGTCAAAAATGATTTCACAACAACTACAGCTACCATTGCAAATGGTACTTCATTATCTAATGCAGTTTACTTAGGTTCTTCTGATTTAATATCAATTATTATGTCTGAAGAATGGACAACAGCTAATATAACTTACCAATTTTCAGTAGACGGAATTAATTTCTATAATGCCTATAGCACAACTGCTGAATTATCATCAACAGCTGCAGTTGCAAGTAGAATTATATCTATCAATTCGGCAAACTACGATGCTGGAAGATACATTAAAATTCGAAGCGGAACTTCGGCTACACCAGTAAATCAAGCGGCAGATAGAATTTTAACTTTGATACTAGGGTGATTAAATGTCAACTACAGTAAATCAGGTATTTAATATCACAATGGATTTAATAGACGAAAGAACGGATGCAGGAACTCTCACAGATTCCGATGTTGTTTCTTATCGTGTAAAAACTTACAACTTATTAAATCTATTACAAGCAGAGCTTCTTAAACAAGGCGATGTTTATTCGGAATATGAAATTTCCAATAAACCTGTTGATAATAAACTTGGATACAATTCTGGTTTTACTGTAGAACAATTCACTGGAACAGATGTTTCATTCGAAGGAGATTCACCTACAAAGGCTTATTACTTTGAAGCCGATAATGTTGGTATAGTATACATCGAAGACTATACTGGTGTTTGGAATACATTAGAAACTGTTAACACAACAACTTCTTTTGGATTTACCCCATATAAAGGGGTAGTTACGCCTACATCTGGTGCTACAAGGTCGAGAATACGTTTTAGTGGAACTAACTACTATCGAAATGTTAATCGTGCTTTATTCAATGTGCCATTTGCAACTTCTGCGGATGTTCCTGATTATAGACCATGGATTAAAAAGACAATGCCTTCAGACTTTAAAAGCGTAGACCAAATTGTATCAGAGTATGTTGATTTAGCTAATAACACTTACGGACAGTATGCCAAAGATGCAAACTATAAATGGGAAGGTCGCAACAACCTTTACATGGACTACTTTTTTAATGGAAGCATTAGGATTATATATCATCCAATTCCAGAGTTATTAACTTTTTCAAATATTGGTAATTCTAGTGAAGATTTAAATCAATTACTTACTGTAGATGACATTACAGCTAGAACTATTTTACCATACGGATTAGCAGCTCACTTACTGTTAACTGAAAACTCTGCTTCAGCTTCTTTTTTCAACCAACGATATGAGGAATTAAAATTTGAAGGCACTCGGCAACAACCTGCAAGTGCTGAACAAATAATTAATATTTACGGAGGGATTTAATTGGCACAAATTCAAGTTCAAAAACCTCCTTCTCCAGTTGCGATAAATAATTTCTTGGGTATTAACGAAGATACTAGCGGTGATACTCAATTAAAGTTGGGCGAAAGTCCAGATATGACTAACTTCAGAATAACCGAAAACTATAAGCTAAAAAAAAGAGAAGGTTATCTTCAACTATTTGATTCCTATGGTTCTTATGAAATACGTGGAATGTTTAGTGGTAATTTAAATAATATATTAGTTCAATTATTTGCAATGAATGGTAAGATTTGGGTTCAAGAAGAAATAAGCGGAACAGATTATGCAACTCTTGATACATCTTCTTATACAAATGTAGATGTAATTAAAACGACAGCATCTTCCATTTCACCTATCCAAGCGGGTACAACTGGTGTAAATGGTTTTAATATATATACAAACTCAAACAGAAATTCTCTTTCAGAAGTTTCTCAAGCAAACATAGATTTAATTGCTAGTATAGGAAAATACTATTATCACACAGACAAATCAATTTGGATAATTGTAACAAAGGGTTTGTACGGAAGCATTGCCGCTGCACGTACAGGATTAGGTGTGTCTTACGCTTACCATCAATTATATAATCCATCCGTTTCTTTATCTGATTCAGTAACTAATTTTTTCACATTCAATGATACGCAATATACTTTTGGAAGTTTAATTTCATCTAAACGCAAAACATCATTATATATTATGGATGGAACTGGTTACTATTTTTGGGATGGTACTGATTATGGTTCTGTAACTGGGTATGTTCCTAAAGTTTCAATATCTAGTTTGTATGATGGGACTGAAGCTTCTGAATTTGAACCACTTAATTTGCTTACAAACAAAAGAGGACAAGACCTTACTGGTGCTACAGATTATAGTATAAGTGGTTCTCAATATGCGACTTTAGACAAAGTTACTTTCTCAAATGTTCACGTAGTAAAAACTACACCAGTAGCAAGTATTGTGCCTGGAACCTCCGCTACCTTTACAGCTAGTATTTCTGGAACAACAATGACTGTTACCGCAACGAGTCTTAGCGGAATTGATGTTGGTCACGTTATTACTGGCACAGGCGTAACTGCTGGGACTTTTGTAACTGCTTTTTTAACTGGCAGTGGTGGAAATGGAACTTATACTGTTTCTGTATCTCAAACAGTAGCTTCTACTTCAATGGACTCATACAGTCCTATTATGGTAGTAAAAAACAGTTCTAATTTAGTTCTAACGCAATATTCTTATAATGATATAGATAATGCACTAAGTGAAGGTGGATATTATGTCCATACTGACAAATCAATTTGGTTCATAGTAGACAAAACTGCATATGCAAACATAACTGCAGCTAGAGAAGATTTAGGAATTTCTTATTGGTGTCCTTTAGTTTATCAATTAGCGGAGTTCAACCTAAAATCCGTTGACTATGTTTATTCTTTAAGTGCAATGACAAATGATTACCAATTACAAATAATCAACTCGGATTACTTGGTTAATCTGCAAACAGGTAGAATAACTTTTAAAACCCAACCTATTTCAAATGTAAATACAATTCAAGTTTATTATACACGTGGTTTCCAATCAGATATTAGTACAGTTAGTGGTACTCTTACTTATAATATTACTTTTAACGGAAACAATGTAACTAATTTAGATAGTGTTGACTTTGTTTATTTGAATGGTATATTGAAAACACCTACAACTGATTATACTATTAACTTAGTAAATGGAACTGTTACTTTAATAGCTAATCCAGGCACAGGAACAAATAATTTAGTTGTTTATGCATCCAAAGAATCTTTAGTCAGACCAGAAATCACAGATAGAAAATATAACATGAGATTCGGTGGTTCTAATGACTTTAGAATATTTCTATATGGAAAAAACATCGGAGAAGGAACAAATCGTTATTATTATTCAAATCTTGCAAACGGATTACCCTCTGCTTCTTACTTTCCTGCAAGTTTTTATAACGAAATTGGAACACCCGAAAACGTAATAACTGGTATAACAAGGCAATACGATAGACAAATTATATACACAGATATTAATGGTGCTTTTTATTCTTTTTATGAAACGACACAAATAGATGGAATTACTTTTCCTAGTTTCCCTGTATTCTCAATTAATAAATCAATAGGTAATTCGGCTATAGGTCAAGTTCAAGTAGTTCAAAATAATCCATTTACTGTTTTTAAAGGAATACAAGAATGGGTAGGAACTTCAGTACAAGATGAAAGAAATGCTAGATACATTTCAAAACGAATGCAAGTATCATTAGATTCCGTTGATTTAACACAAGTCACAACCATTGACTGGGAAAAAAAATATGAATATTGGGTATGTAGTGGTAATCAAGCTTTTGTTTACAACTATAGACTGGATGTTTGGTATAAGTTTGAATTTGCACATAATGTAAAGCCTTTACTTGTTGTAAATGATATTTTATACTTTGGTACAGATGCTGGTCAAATTATGCAATTCTTATCATCTAAAACGAATGACAATGGTACAGTTATTGATGCACATTGGGAAACAGGTTTTTACGACTTTGATGCTTTATGGTTACAAAAATACATTTACGAAATGTGGATTTCATTAAGTCCTGAAGGTAAAACTTCAGTAGATATAACGTACGAAACAAACTACAATCAATCCGCTTTAACATATCAAGCATCTTATGATTTAATAACATTTGTTGGAATGGATTTTAGTGAATTTTCTTTTTCAACAAGCAGTAATCCTCAACCATTTAGATTTAAAATAAAGGCAAAAAAGTTTGTTTATTTTAGATTAAATTTAGATAACACTGATTTGGGAGACACTCTTACAATATTATCAATTAATTTAGCTTCCGCATATGGAAGCAAGACGAGGTGACAAAATGCCATTTACAAGTTGTACAGTTACAGTAAATAACATAGCAAGTTTGTCGGATTTACCAAACACGACAGATGGTCTAACATCTACTCAATTAAAAGAAAAGTTTGACCAGGCTTCAACCGACCTTAAGACTTATCTTAACAGCACATTACTAACAGAATTAGCTAGAACAACAACAGGTTTAAGTGCAACAGAAAATATTGGTGGTAGAACAATACCATCAGTTACTGGAAGCACTAGTATATCTGCAGGAACTTTATATTCACAGTTGTTAGCACTTCAAACAAAAATAGGTAGTTTTGTAAGTGGTACTGGATTTATGCCAATTACTGGAGGTACATTTACTGGTTCTGTTCTTTTCCCTGACGGAACTGAAGCATTACCTTCAATTAGCAATTCAGATGACTCCGATACTGGAATATATTTTCCATTAGCCAATAGATTAGCAATAACTACTGGTGGTATAGAAGCACTTAGAGTAGATGCAGGGCAAAGATTTGTATTTCAAAACACAATTAATCAACAAACTAGATTCGGTTCAGGAACTGTAGTCCCAAACTTTCAAATGATAGGTGATAGTACATCTGCAACTAATTCAGGTTCATGGTTTTTAAGTGGACAGTATTCTTCAGATGCTGTTTCAGGTAGATTATTCTTTACAAAAAGTAGAAGTGCAACTAAAAATACAACAACATCAGATGGACATATCAGCGTATTAGAATCAGATTCCTTAGGACTATTAAGTTTTGCTGGTTCTGACGGAGAAAAATATGTAGAAGCTGCCAGAATTTCTGTCGAAGTAGACGGAACTCCTGGTATAAGTGATATGCCTGGAAGATTAAGATTTTTAACAACTGCCGATAATGCACAAACACCTTCTGAAAGAATGAGAATAACTCAAGATGGAAATGTAGGAATTGCAACAACTAGCCCAGGTGCCAAATTACACATTGATGGTGATTTATTGGCTTCAAGTGCAACTTCCAAATTTTCAACAAGATTTTCAACAACATCAATTACTCCTGACTATCAGTTCTTCGCAACTGGTGCAGGTTCAGCAATTTTAGCAGGTAGATTTTCAGCAGATGCTTCAAGTTCTAGAATATACTTTGCTAAAAGCAGAAATGCAACAGCAGGTTCTCATACAGTAGTTCAATCAGGTGACCAATTAGGTGTGCTTTCGTTCGGTGGTTCTGATGGAACTTTAATTTCAGAAGGTGCTAGAATTTCAGTAGAAGTAGATGGAACTCCAGGAACTAACGATATGCCAGGTAGAATAGTTTTCTTAACTACTGCCGATGGCTCTGCAACTCCTACTGAAAGACTAAGAATAAGTTCTACTGGTTTGTTAACTTCTCCGCAAACTTATGCACAATTAGTAACCGCAAGTGTAAGAACAGTTTTAGTTGATAGTGCAGGTCAAATCGGTAATGCCACATCATCATTAAGACATAAAGAAAGTATAGAAGACTTAACAGTAAATGTAGAGGATATATTAAAACTAGAAGCAAAAACTTTCTTTTATAAAGAAGATGTAAAACAAAACGGAGAAAACGCAATAAGAACTGTTGGGTTTATTGCCGAACAAGCAAAAGATTTAGGTTTAACATATTTATATAATGAAGATGAAGATGGATTACCCGATTATTTTGCTTATGATAAGTTTTCAGTTTATTTACTTCAAGTTGTAAAAAAACAACAACAAACAATCGAATCCTTACAAACAAGAATTGAACTGTTAGAAAGTAAGGTGAATTAAAATGGCTGTACTAAGAAGTCCTGGCAATAGAATGGTTGATACACAAGCTGGAGGAAGAGTAGTAAAAACAGGGGATACAACATCTAGTATTAGAAATAACAAATTAGGTGTATCAGTAGTAACTTTAACTCCATCACAAAAATTAGAAATTCAAAGAAAAGCCAATGCAGGTATACCATTAACAAACGCTAGTCCTTTAGCACAACAATATTATGATTCTGTTAAAAAAACGGGTAACATTTCGAATGCAGGACAACAAAGTCAATTCGGAGGAATACCAGGTAATACCCAAAGTGGTCAAGGTTCTAATATTTCAAAACCATTATCTTTAGATATTGCCAAAGGTGTAACAGCTTTACAACAAGCTGCGGCTAAAGGTATTAATTCTCCTGAAAGCAAATCTTATATGACTTTAACTAATAACAAAATAAAAACAGAAAAACCAAAACCATTAGGAATGTCTGCAACAGTTGAGGGAATAAAGGAATTATTTAAAACTGTTTTTAATAAAAAAAGTGGATTTCTTTTGCCATCAGATTCTAAATATAAAAATATTAATGTTGAAAACGAAAAAAAATATTTACAAAATCTTTATGAAACTGGAAATGAAGGTCAAAAAGATTTTGCTAAAAGACAAGCTAAATTATATGGCATTCAATTAAAAGAACCACAAGCATTAACACAAACGATTCAACCAGGAAATCAAAGTTCTTTCTTAGGTATACCAGGTATAACAGATACTGGAGAAGGAGCTTCTTTAGTCAAACCTAAACAAGAAACTATAATTCCATCAGAAATAATTAAAAAAGAAACTCCTAAAAAAGAAGATAAAGTAATAAAAGAAGATGTTGATAAAATTGTTGGGAATCAAAACAATATAGACGAAGACAACGCAAAAAAAGTTTTGGAAGATTTAACTAAAGAAGAAATAACTGCTGTTAATAACGCTTCAAGCACAGAACAAAAAAACGATATCATGAAATATTTCAATAAACTTCAAGACGAAATTACGAGAAGAACTATTTCTCAATTAAGAACTGGTAAAGAACAAGCGTTATTAGGCTTAGGACAAGCACAAGCTGCAATAGCTCCTCAATATGAATCACAAAGAGCTAGAGCTGCAACGACATCTATGCAACAAGCTCGTAATTTTTCTGAATACCTTGCTGCTCGTGGTCAATCCACAAGCGGTTTAGCGGCACAAGCAGAGCTTTCTAGAGGTAGTGGTTTAACACGTCAACTTGGAGAAATTGGTCAACAACAACAAGCAACACAAGACCAATTAAACGCTAACAAAGCAAAGATACAATCTGATTTCCAACTTGCAATTGCTAATGCTAAATCTAATGCAGAAGTTACGAAATTAAATCAAGCTTTAGCTCAAGCTATGAAGCAAGAAGATAGAGCATATTCAGAACAAATTTATGAAAAACAAAAGCAAGATAGATTAAATGAAATTCGTTCTGGAAGAGAATGGCAATTAGCTTTTGCTAACTATCAAAATGCAATAAATAGAGGTAATACTGAAGAAGCAAGAAATTTCCAAATTAAAATGTTTGAATTAGAACAACAAGCTACTAAAGATTTAGTTACATTTAGAGCTAGTTTAGAACCTCCCGCTGTTGAAAAACCTCAAGATTATAATTATAAAACTGATTCTAATTTTGCAAATGCTTTGCAACAATTACAAAGCGGTGATGTTGAAGCGAATTATAATGATATTGTCCAAAATGCTAGTGATTATATATACGCTTTTGGATATGAAGGTTATAATGAAATTAAGAAACAATTAGAAGGTATTTTGAACAGAAATCCTTTTTTAACACAATAATATTAAGTTGGTGAAAATATGGCAGATTATAACTTTAAATCTCCAATTCTTCAAAAAGTTTACTCTCAACAACCTGGAAGTACCATGAGACCAGGAATTACCAATCAACCTCAGCCAAAAGAATTTAAGTCAAATATATTACGTCAAGTTTATGGACAAGAAATCACTCAACCTACTGTTCCGCAAGCTCCAACAATGCCTGAAGAAGAACCTGGATTTTTGGGAAGGACATTAAGAGCCTTACCAAAACCAATTCTTAAAGCTTTGAGTTCTGATAGTTTTTTAGTTAAATCACCTTTAAAACCTATTGCCGATAAAATTTTACCTGCAGGATTTGGTAAAGAATCCGAAAGATTAAGAAAAAGATTTATAGATAGCACAACCTTTGGCTTAACTGGTGAAGTAGATAAAATCCTAGGCAAAAATATTGATTATCGTGATGCAAGGTCTTTATCAGATGATAAATTAGGTTCTGTATTAGATGGTGCTTCAACTATTGCTGGTTATTTTGTTCCTGGTTTGGGTTGGTTAAAAGGAGTTAAAGCTTTAGGTCTTGGTGCTAAATCTATTCCTGCTTTATCAAAAGGGGCTTCTTTATCTCAAAAAACCGGTAGACTTGGTAAAGTTGCTGCTCAACAAGCAAAAGAAGGTATGGCAATTGGTTTAGGTATATCTGCAACAGAAGTTGGCGTAAGAGAATCTTTAAATCCACAAGATTATACAGCGAAAGAAAATATAAATTATATTGGTCAAAACGTTCTGATGGGTCTTGCTTTAGACCCATTAGCTTATGGCGTTTTTAGAGGTATATCAAAATTAAAACAAAAATTATCAAAACCACAAATTGATTTATCTACAGAAACTGGTGAAATGATTCCTCCAGTTGATTTCAAACTACCACAACCAAATGAATTAAATGAACAAGTATTCAAAGATTTGTTCGATTTAAATGTTACTAAAGATGAAGTAGACAGAATTAAGACTGCTTTATTATCAGAATTTAACTTACAAAGAATGAAAAAAGCAGAAGAAGATTATGTAAAAATAAATGAATTAACACCTGAAGAACAATATGCTTTTCAAGAAAAAATGTATGAAACAGTTTTTGCTCATGAAATAGCAAGATATATTCGTCAAGAAGAATTAGAAAAAACTTTTGGTAAATTAAAAATTGACGATAAAGATTATTCCGATTACAAAACTGCTGCAGAAAAGAGATACGAACGAAAAATAAAAGAATTAGAAGAATTAGATGCACAAAAACAAAGAGAAATAAAAAAACAAGCAAAAAGTGAAATTACTAGTACTTTTAGAGAACTCCCTAGAGCTAATAAACAATTAATGCAAAAAATAAAACAACTTGAAAAAGAAAATATTTTTGCTGATTTGAAAGAAGAAACAATAACAGCTCCACAATTAACTTCAACAGTTCCGCAATTAACTTCAACAGTTCCGCAATTAACTTCAAGAAGAAGAAGTACTAAAACTGCAAGTAGTAAATTATTGCCGACACCAACAACCACTGTTTCTTCTGAACAGTTACCTTTCATTTCTCAAGATGTAAGTGTACCTTTAACTACAACTAAACCAACTAAAACTACAGTAGACTCAAAACAAACATCAAAAAAAGAAAATCAATTTAATTATATTGGAAAAAGTGGTAATTTAGTTCCAACTGAAGGCAAGGTTTATAATTTTAGAAATGGAGAAAAAGGATTCTACTTTAAAGCAAGAGATTTATATTACATTGCCAAAGAAGACGGCACTGTTCTTTCTAATGGAAAAACTTTAAAAGAAGCAACATCTAATTTTTATAAATCTCCAAAAGCTGAATCTAATATTTCACAAGCTAAAGCAGTTACCTCACAAAAAAAACAATTAGAAACAACTGTTGAAAATTTTACTGTTTTCAACAGAATGACGGAAAAACAAGAAGTTGCTGCTTTTAAAAAAATAAAAGGAATTAATGAAGAAATAAATTTACAAAATAGACAAAATAAATATTATAGATACAATACTAAATCCGGTAATTTTGAATTAAAAGAAGTTAGAGGTTCTAAAGAAGGAAAAGAATACGTTATTCGTGATATGGACGGAAACGTTCTATCCAAAGGTAAAGATAGATTCGGTGCTTTTTATAAGTTAAACGAACCTTTCTTAAATGATGCTAAAAAAGATATTCCGGAATATATTCAAAATAGATATTCTCAAGAAGGAAAAATCCGTTCTATTGAAAGCAATCAAACATATCAACAAAAGAAAGCGGATATCAATACTCAAAATAGAAAAGAATTTTTAGAAAATGAAAATTTAATTTCTGTTATAGTCAAATCAAAAGATGGCAAGAAATTCACAACAACTGAAGTAAAACCTTATTCTATTGACAGGACAAGTGTCTATTATTTAGTAGATAAAAAAAATAAATTTAATATAATTGATTATTTTGAAAAAAGAATAATTGCCACTGGTGATACTTTGCAAGATGCTGTTTCAGCATACAAAACCGAAATGGCTAAAAGAGTTGAAATTATTAAAGCAGAAGATTTAAAAAAGAGACGTGAAATAGAAGCTGCAGCAAGAGGAGAAAGAGAAGCGGCAAGGTTGAGAGATAAAGAATTACCTAAACCTAGAGATGCTTCAAAACAAATAGTAATAGATGCAGAACAAAGTAACATTAAAAAATATTCAGAAGAAGTACAAAGTAAAATTAAATTAGCAAGAAAATTTTTATCTCAATTAAAAAAAGAATATGATGATAATGGTTATTCAATTCCAAATGTTCGTCAAGAAAACGAAAAATTTTTAAATGAATTATCTAGAATAAACGATAGACTTTTCGTATTAAAATCTCAATATCAAGAATCTTTAAGTTTGTTGAAACAAAATTTAGAATTTAACGAAACAGTTTTATCTCAATCTGAAAGAAAAATTTTCTCCGAAATTGAAGACTTAAAAAAAGAAATTTTAAATACACAAAAAGAATTGCAAAAAGCAAGAACATCTTTCGTTGAATCATACACTAAAGGAACAGAAGAACAATCTAACGAAAAAATTGATTCAGATTATAAAAAAACGATTCAAGAAACAGAAAAGAATTCAATACTTTATCAAAGTATGGAAGAATTTGATATTAATGCTAATAAAGATATTTTACCTGAAAATAGATTTAGAATAATTGATAATGTTACTAAAAAAGAAAAAATAGTTGATGGCAAAAAGACAAAAATTAATAATTTAGATATTTTGTTTACTAAAAATAATAATAAAGTCCAAGCTTATGATTATAAAAGCGGTGTTTTAATTGAAGAATCAGAAACTTTAGATAGTTTAAAAACTGTTTTAAATGACATTATTAAAATGCGTGGGGAAAAAGAATTATTATCTAGAATTGTAAAAAACTTTGGAGCATTTAGAAATGAATTATTTGTCAAAGGTGCATCAATTGAGAAGGAATTAACTGATATATTTAAAGGTCAAATAAGGTCAAGAGTCTTACCTTATTATACACCTAAAGAAATTTTTGTAATGAGTAAATATGGTTCATGGTTAATTCAAACAGGATTTACAAAATCATCTTTATGGGCATTAAAAATGATTCAAAAATTTGGAAATTTCATCAGACCTTATCTAAATAAAATATTTAAAAACTCTAAAAACTTATTTGAAGATAAAATATCCGAAACAGATTTACAAAGTAAAGTAATTAAAGAAGAGAAGACTAGTCAAGAAATTAAAAAGTTTGAAGAAAAAAAATTACCTGTTTCTACAGACAAAAATATTCCTCAAGAAATAAAAAATAAAATAGTAAGACCTGATTCAGAAATGCCATCCCAACAAATGAATGCTAAATCAAATAAATTTGTTATAGATTTTATTGACAGACTTTCTCCAATTAAATTATTAAGCGATAAAATTTATGATTTAGTATCTGACTCTGTGCGTTCTGTAAACTTAGCTAATAACTCAGTTTACAAAAGACAAGTTGATTTAGAAGGTAGAGATTTAGGAAAAAGTTTATTAGAAATATTAGAACCTGTTTCTGATAATTTAGAAGAATTCTCTAGATATATTGTATATCGTGCCTCTAAACCACGTTTACTTAAAAACGACCAAGTAGCATATGAAGATAAACTCTTAAATTTTGATGAAGTAGATAGTTATGTTAAAAACATTGAAGAAAATAATCCTAACATTGCTTTAGCTGGATTGGAATGGAATACATTTTTCAAAAATATTAGAGATATTTTAGAAAAGGAAAATGTTTTTACTAAAGAAAGACTTGCAGAATTAGAAAAAGAATTCCCTGACTATGCACCATTGACTAGAGATTTTGATGAAAAAACAAGCTTTTCAATTTTACAAAAAATTAAAGAAGGTGGTTCTAAACGTAATGTTTTTGAACCGATAGTTACCGTAATGGAACAACAAGTTCGTCTTTATAATTTTTTGTTAAAAAATAGAGCAAATCAAGAATTATTAAGTCAAATATATAAAAATCCAAAGAAATTTGAAGACTTAGGTATTAAAGTTGGTAAAGTTATAGATTCAAGTGAGAAAGTTGATTTAGTTAAATCTTTACAAGATTACGAAAAAAACAAAGTTATAAAAGTTAGACAAAATGGTAAAGTTATACCTATATCATTTGATAATGATGATATATTCAACGCAATGATTAACTATAGTTCAGCTGAAAGAAGTGCTATCATAAATGCGGCTGAAGAATTTACTAAAGCTGTTAAACGTTCAGCAACTGGTGTTCTTGCACCTTTATGGAGTATAAAAGGAACTGTAATGGATACATCAAGAGCCATTATTAACTCAGATAATCCAATGTTACATTTAGGTTATTTACTAAAAGCTTCTGTAGCACCATTTGCACCAAAAGGTTCGGCGTTACGTAAAATGCAAGAAGCATTTGAGTTTTCGGGTAACGGAATGAGTGCTGCTCTTAGAGATTCTAAAGAATCAAGAATCGGTTCTTTAGATTTCGGAAAAAGTCTTGCATCAAAAGTAAAAAGAAAAATACAAGTGCTAAATCCACTTTCAAGTCAATCTTTTTGGGGACAAACAGCAGATTACTTTGAGAATATGAATCGTGTGGCAGCATTTAACTTTAAACTTGACCAACTTAAAGGAGAATTAACTCCCGAAAACATTAGGATAGCTTCTGAATACGCAAGAAAAATTACAACTGATTTTACTGTAAAAGGTAAAAAGTCAATGGAAATGGAGAAGTTCTTTCCATATACAACTGCATCAATTGCTGGTACAACTCAATTATTAAGAAAAATGAAAGACAATCCGATTAAAACCGCTGGTATATTCGGTGCAACATTAGTAATGCCAAAACTCATGGAATTTTCAAATTTTGGAGATGACCCTGATTATCAAAGGTTGAGCAGTAGAGAAAAATACAGAAATTTAATTATTGGTAAAAACTCTGAAGGTAAATTTATCAAAATACCTTTAGACCCTCAGTTTGGTATAGTTTCACAATTAATAGTAGAAACTATAGATGCTTATAAAAATGGAAATCCAAAAGCATATCGTGATGCAATGAAAGAATTGACAAATATTTATTTACCTCCTCCTGTTTCTGGAATGTTAGAAGGATTAAATAAAAGTGGAAAAGAATTGTTTAATGTTAGAGAAAGTTTAAAAGGCGTATCTAAAGCGACTTCATTATCTTCTGTTGTTTCTGTAATGACAAATGAATCTTTTACAGGAGCACCTATTGAATCTTTAGAATTCCAATTGTCTTCCATAAGACCTGGACTACGTTATAACGAAAAAACTTCTCCATACGCTAAATTTATTGGTAAATATACTGATTTTTCACCAATGAAAATTGATTACTTACTTCGTTCATTTGGTGGAGATTTTGCTCGGTATGGTTTACCTTTATCAGCCGATGTTGGAAGTTTCAAAGCTCAAGACTTCTTGAGAAACTTTATCGCTGACCCTAAATTATCAAATAACCTTTCATCAGATTTTTACACAAGTCGTGATAATTTGAAAAGAGCTAGGTCTGAGTATATTGATAAAAAAATACCTTTACCAAATTGGTATGATGAAAGATTATATCAAGCAATTTTTTCACAAGCAAACAACTCTGTTAGTAAAAGACTTACTCAATTAAGAAATGCTTACACAAAAATTTCAATGAACAAAGAATTAGATTTAAAGACTAAAACTAAGAAGCAAAAAGAAATCCAAGAGTTAATAAACAAAACATATATTGATTGGAATAACGCAATGTATAGAGCAGGTGTTCCAAATAAAAAATATTAAAGGTGATAAAATGAAGGATGAAATTTCGCAAGAAATACTTCAAAGACTTACAAGAGTAGAAACAAAATTAGATATGATTGCTTCAGCTAAAGAAACTTCTATGGAAGCTTTACAATTGGCTAAAGAAGCACACAAAAAAATAGATAAATTAGAAAGAATTGTATTTTGGGCATCTACCACTATAATCGGTGGTGGATTCCTAAGCTTTTTGACTCTGTTTGCAAAAGGAGTTGAATGATTCAAAAAACAGAAAGGGGAAAATTATGAAAAAATATTTAATTTTTATTTTACTTTTTTCTTTTTTAATAACTGGGTGTTCTTCTTTAGAATCAACCAGGTATGAATGTCAAAGTTTTGAAAATTGGGATGAAGCAAAATGCAACCCTCCAGTTTGTTATCAAGACTTCTTATGTACTAAAGATTTATATCCTCAAGAGTTTTGGGATTCTTTAGAATTAGAAAACCAAGTACCTGAATGGGTGAAAGATAACTTTAAACAATATGCAGATGACCAAAACTTCAGGTTCATAGAAGCTTTGTTTAATGGAGATACTGATTTACAAGAAAGAATAAAAGAAGATGCTGAAAGAGTTGGGTATTTAATTGTTCCAACATTATACTTAGGAGGAAAAAAAAATGAAGAACAAATATAATGATGTTTTGATTTTTATTATTGGTGTAACTTTAACTTTAGTCTTCGGTGGAATTGTTTTTTCACTTCTTTACAGTTTGTTATTTGTAGAACAACCGATGCAACAATCACCGAATGATGCTGCATTCATCGACTTGGTAACTACATTAGCAACATTTTTGACAGGTTCACTTGGTGGATTTTTAGCTGCGAACAGCATAAGTAAAAGTTCAGAAACACAAACAGCTAAAAACGAAGAAGAAACACCAATTTAGGAGGAAAAATAAATGGGTCATTATGACGGATATCGAGTAACCTCCCCATATGGGGAAAGAATATCTCCAATTTCGAAAGTTAAAGAAAAGCACACTGGAATAGATTTAGCCAAAGCACATCAAGGTGACATTTTTTCTTTTACAGATGGCATAGTCACACACGCTGAATTTGCACAAAAAGGAACAGGTCTTGGCGGTTTTGGTAATACTGTTTGCATAGTTGACAGCAACGGATATTTGCATCTCTATGGTCATTTAGATTCTTGTACTGTACAATTAAACGATAAGGTCAAGAAAGGTCAATTAATTGGCAAACAAGGAAACACAGGTCAATCCGCAGGGAGTCATCTTCATTACGAAATACGCTCACAATCTAAGCCTAGTTTTGGTTGGAGAACAGATGTAAATCCAACAGAATACCTTGATAAATTCTTCTCTCAACCCGCTCCTAAGGTTTCAAAAGAAAAAATAGATTGGAAAGAAGAAGGATTAAAGTTTCTACAAGAGGAGTATGGTATTGATAAAAAATGGAAAGCAACCGATGAAATTGACTTTGGCACTCTCGGTGCAATTCTATCAAAAAAGAAGGGTTGATAATATGAAAAACAGATTAAAAAATTATGCACTTTGGATTTCAATTTCTTCATTTATTTTTATGATTATTCAGAACTCAGGTTTACAAATAACTCCTGAATCTTGGAATTTATACGTAAACTCGATACTAGGTATCTTTATATTACTCGGAATAGTCAATAATCCAACAACCGATAACAAAGGTTTTGGTGACGACAAGGAGTGATTTTATGTTAGACAGACACAAAAAATTTATTGAAGAATATATGATTGATGGAAATGGTAAAGCTGCTTATTTAAGAATATATCCTAATGTATCGGATACTTCAGCAAAAGAAGCAGCTTCAAGACTTTTGAGAAGGGCTGATATAAAAATGGAATTGGAAAAATTGCAAGATGAAAGAATGAAAAATGTAATGTGGAACGCTGAAGATATAATTTTGCAAATCAAAACAATCGCTCAATCAGAAGGTTCTTCTACTACTGAAAAGTTAAAAGCATTAGAATTAGGAGCTAAATCTTTAGGTTTATTCAGAGACAAAGTAGAACATTCAGGTTCTGTTTCTATTGTATTGGATAAAGATGTAGAGGACTGGTCTGAATGAAAACACCTGCTTGGCAACGCAAAGAAGGAAAGAATCCAAAGGGTGGACTTAACGCAAAAGGTAGAGCCTCTTATAACGCATCAGGTGGTAATCTAAAGCCTCCAGTAAAAAAAGGAGATAATCCTAGGAGGGCATCTTTTCTAGCTCGTATGAGTGGTAATCCTGGTGCTGAACGAAAGCCTGACGGAACACCTACTAGATTGCTTCTTAGTTTACAGGCTTGGGGAGCTTCATCGAAGGCAGATGCAAAGGCTAAGTCAAAAGCAATTTCCAATAGATTAAAATCTAAAAAAGAAGGTAAATAATATGTACACCAAACCTTCATTACGAGAGTCTATTAAAAATAAAATCATGGCTAGTGACAAGGGTGGAAATCCAGGTCAATGGTCTGCACGAAAAGCCCAACTTCTTGCTTTAGAATACAAGAAATCAGGTGGAGGATACACCGGTTCTAAAAAAGCTCCTCAGAAATCACTAGATAAATGGACTGGTGAAAAGTGGACTACTAAATCAGGGAAACCATCGACTCAAGGTAAAGAAGCAACAGGTGAAAGATACCTACCTAAAAAAGCGATTCAATCTCTAACGAGTTCAGAATATGCAAGAACAACGAAAGCGAAAAGAGAAGGAATCGAAAAAGGAAAACAATTCGTTGCACAACCTAAAAAAGTAGCACAAAAAACAAAAAGGTTTAGGTGATGAAAATGCAAAGAAGAAGCGAAAGAAGAAATGATGAAGTGGAGGAGGAATAACTTGGCTGCTAAAAATGTTGTTCCAAAAGGTTATCACATGATGCCAAGTGGTAAACTTATGAAAGATTCCGAAATGAAAAAAAACAAAATGTCTAAAGTTATGAAAGAGTATGGAGCAGGCAAACTAAACATCGGCAAAAGCAAGAAAATTGTTAAAAATCAGAAACAAGCCGTTGCTATTGGTCTTTCAGTTTCTCGCAAAAAAATCTAAGTATTACGCAAAAAGCGTTTACTAATAAATTAGAAGGTGGAAAATAAAATGATGAAAAATATGGGATATGGTGGCAAAATGAAACAAAAAAATGAAACACGAATGAAATCTGTAAAAGCTATGGAAGGTATGAAATCAGCTGTCGCAATGAAACCTTCGGCTGCAAAACCGAGCAAAGCAATAATGGGAGTCGGAACGAAAAAAACTGTTACTAAACTACCTGGGAAACCAAATACAAAGATGACTAAAACAAAAATAAAAATGTTTTAACAAAAAAAAGGGAGGCGATAAACCGCCTCCCTTTTTAATTGAAATCCAATTTCTTTTCCATAAAGATACAATTTTTTTGTAAAGCGTGATTGAGGAAAGCCTTATTTATTTTGAGTATTTTCGCAAGTTCGCTTCTGCTCATTTTTTTATTTTTCTTTATAAATTCTTTTTGCTCTTCTGTAAAATTGAATGAAGTCATTGATTCTGCAAATTTATCTACCAATTCTATTACTGGCATTTTATCAACAACAGGTCTAATAATTGGCGTTTTGTCCGTATAGCCATTATCTATTAAAAACAAAATTTCTCTATATACCATACTTCTTGATATTTTCATTTTTAATGCTATTTGTCTTCCTGTTACTTTTTGTGTATAAAAATCTAAAATCATTTTTTGTCTATTATTTAATTGAGAAGTGTCTTTATTCAAAAGTTTCATCATCCTCATTACTAATATTTAATATTTCCCCTGTTTCTGAATTTATTTCTAATAATCTATTGTTCCACATGTAAAATCCAACAATACCGACATCAGGATAACCAATGTCTTCTCCATCAAAATCACTTTGCCAAATCAAATCTTTTCCATCAATCCAAATTTTCATGGTAATATAAATACCTCCAAATGTTGTCTTCCGAATGATAAAGCATCTTCTAACTCTTCCATATATACATCTAACTTACCTTCAGTAATAGCAGAACCTCTATCCGTACAAGTAAATACTGTTTCAAAAGCAGGAATATACACCTTAGTTCCAAATTCCATTGACTTAGGACAAGCTAAAGTAATTCTTTCCCAAGCTCTCTGACCACTAGCCGTTATACCATAATACTTATCACCAGGATTTTTACCTGTTGACTCATATCCTGCGGTGTACGCAGTTACCTCGAAAGTTTCAAACTTAGGTTCTATTTTAATTTCTTTAATTACTTCTACTTCTTTTTCTACGTATATTGTTTTTGGCTCTTCTTTCAATAACAGAAAAGATATTCCAAACCCTATTAACACATAAAAAATAGCTACTATCCAACCATTGATTGTAATTCTCATTATATCCCTCTTTTCTCTAATAGTATTTTGACTAGAGCCATAAGGAAGTAAAACCCTATGGCAAAAGTCACATAAAAACAAATCATTGTAATAGCGAATCTAAACATTTTCTTCATTCTCTTCAACTCTGTTTACAGAGTCCTCTGTCTTGAAACCTTCAGGATAACGTTTGACTAGTTTCTCAATATTATATTGTGCCACTTCTTTCATGTCGATATTAAGAGCAGTACACATACCTGCGACGTACCAAAGTACATCTCCAAGCTCTGAAGCAAGTCTTTCTACATTAAACTCATGTCCTTGAAATAAAACCTTTTTCATGTAATCTACTGTTTCTCCGCTTTCTCCAACTAAACCCATACTCATATTCACTAAAGTCAATTCTAAACTTTTTTCTGTGTTCAAAGTTCTCGCAGCCAATTCTTGATATTGATTAAAATCCATTTTTATTCCTCCATTATTCCATTTTTTCAAATTCCATTTCAACACGTGGATTGGACTTATCTATGTCAAAATCTTGAATCTGTGGCAATGCCCACCTGTCGTCAACATAAATTTGGGCATCTTCTAAAGCATCCATCAGAATCTTGATTGTATTGTGAGTATCACGTCGACGGTAATCAGGAAAATAATACCAAAGACGAACGATAACTTTATGATGTGCGGTAGACCACTCATTTTTCTTCCTCCACTCCCCTGCTTGTATTACAGTATCTTCAAACCACATTTTAGCACTCTTACTCAATATTCTAGTTAATCTATGACCAATCCTACCATTAATGTACATGTGATTCACTGAAGGTGGTAGTGTTAAAATTAATCGGCTCATATTACACCTTTCCTTCCTAAATCCATTATTAAAACTGCGACCTCATCCATTGGTCTTCTAACATATTTCGCAATGTGTCTTATGTGCATTTTATCACGATAACATTCTATAACTTTTTCAACTTGTTCTATTTTCCAAATGAAATCCATATCTTCAAGTGGAATGTATTTTGTCGTATTCATTTTTAATTTCACGCACCTTTTTTTTAATTTTTTTTGTGTCCCAAAGCGGTTCACCATATTCTAAAAAAGATAAAGTTTGAGTAGATATGCCTAGTTTATTAGACATTTCTTCTTTAGTCATTTTACAATGTTCTCTAACTGTCTTCAGATATACGTTGAATTTCAATCTTCATCACCTGTGTTTCTCATACGATAGTTAATGTTACCGCCTACTAACTCGACAGTGAAGTTCTTCGACATCTCGTATATCCTGCTGCCCAAAGCCTCATCAATCCTTAGAAGGTCATCCACTAACTTTTCGCTTGAAATTAGCATCGGAAGATTATTCATGTAACGATAATTGACAACTGCAAACATCTGTTCAATTTGAAACTGTGTGTTATCTTTTCTACCTTTGAACAAGTCATCTATGAACAAAACTTCAGCCTTCTGCATTTTCTCAATTCTGTTGTTAAGGTTATCGAAGTCTGACTTCAAGTCATTGAATCCTTCAACGAATGGAAAGTAAAATACTTGTACGTTGTTATCAAGTAATTTATTCGCAATAGCCATGAGAAGGTGTGTTTTGCCCGAACCACTTTGACCTAATAGTGAAATGGAGTTTTGTCTTTTATTTCTAATCTCATCAAACCTATCGTTGTAACTGACTGCACATTTATAAGCTGACCTCACAATTTCATCTAACCACGTGATATCAAACTTGCTGAAGTTCTTCATTCTAAACTCACTAGTTATTTGACTTGCCTTAAAAAGTCTTTCGGTTTTTGTTTTGTTGAAGCAATCGCATCTTACATAGTATTCAATACCTTCTCTTACCACTACATATCCTTGATTGTCTTTACATTTATCACAATTATAAGTAATTCTTGGATGTGTACTTTGATACTCTTCCGTCTTTGACATTTCCTTCAGTTGTTCTATTCTCTGAAGTATTTCTGTCATGTCCAAATCCTTTAGGCTTTTCATCGTTCATCACCCTCTCGAATACCCAACCTATCATAACGTGATAGTGGCTTTTGTATTTTGGTTCTTTAGCTTGAATGTAATTATTAAGTATCGTTATACCTTTTTCTAATAGTGATTCATCTTTATATTTCTTGAGAAGTTCTTCATACTCTTCTTTCGTTAACAACACTCTTTCTAAATACTTATCCTTACCTAACTTAACCTTACCTAACCTAACCTTACCTATGCTGTCATTTGTCGGACATTTGGTTGACATTTGACTTTCAGTCTCATAATTTACATCTCCTTCCAAAAACTCAACACTACTTATTTTAACTAAAAGGTTTTTATACATACTATCAATCATTCTGTCTGCACGAATTAGATTGTGTTCGTTCCAATGCACAATATAAGTTACCAAGTCTTCATTTAACACAATAACAAATTCCTTGACTACAAGTATCTTCAAATCATCTTCAGTTGCACCAATCATTCTCATGATGTTGTAAGCTTCAGCAACACCTTCGTCATCTGCATTAAGACCTAGATGAAAGTATAAACATTGTGTAGACACTGGCATTTTAAGAAACTTTGCAGAGTTAATTACTTTCTTACTAAACATTCTACGTTGAGCCATTTTCTTTCCTCCTAATCAAAATAGTATTCATCAATGTGAAAATTTTTATTAACATCTGTGCAATGACCATGGATATCAGATTCCGTTTTTCTGACTTGTACTTCATGCATCGTTTCACAAGCAGGGCATATCATCAAAATATGTCCATATAATTTACTCATCGTCATGCATATACCATTCCTTATTAAGTTTTTCGTCATGATATAAAAGCTTGTCATAGTAATATATTCTTTCCTCGTAAGACATTGAATTTTCTACTAGTTTTCCATAATACCAAATCATTATTCTATGATAGGTTTTCATTCTATAACCTCCCTTGATATTCGTAACCGAAATTTTTGAATACATACTTTCTAATAGCCGATTCATAAACATCCAACAAACAATTTAATGTTTCTTGTAAATATTTTGAATTATTAGCAATCTCGCATTCTTCTTCGCTAAGAATGTTTTCTTCGTATAAATAATGAGTAACATCAATTAATTCGTAATAATATCCTTTTTTGTGAAAACTATCATCTAAAAAATTTTCAACAATGATTTCAATTTCTAAAACAGTTTTCATTTTATCACCTCATTCAGTAATCAAATTTATCGTAACCATGTTCTTTCTCCCAATAATAGTTGTATCTTCGGTGATGATGTTTTCTTTTGTTAGAATTTTTTGTTGAAAAAAACATTTCGCAATGATAAAACTTCATCAGTCTGTAATATAGTTTCATTTTAACAACTCCAATTCCGAAATCTTTTTCTTACAAATCTTTTCAAATTCTTTTAACGGAAACAATCTACCATGACTACTGTAATCTTCATTCTTGCAAGTCACCTTTTTGTAATTATTGATAATCATGGGTAAGTTACTTCTTAAAACATTTGTTTCAATAATGTACAGAGCGATACCTATACAGTAATAAACTATAATGTCTGATTCACTCTTGACCGACCACCCCTCATCTAATTTCACATCATTGGAAATCGTTTCGATAAACACGTTTCTTGTTTCTCTTGTTTTACCATCAGACTTATATTCTACCTTACTAATACCCTTATTGCTAGTGAAAATTCTGTCTATACCTTTCTTTTGTTCTTCCATGCTTACTTTTTTTATTTCATAAAACTTTCCGAAATATAAATCTAATATGTTTTCGAAAAACTCTGATTCTTTCACTGAATCATTAAAGTTATAAACCTTCATATAACCTCCTTTTATATTGTATCCCTTCAACAGTTTCGTCTAACCATTTATGACAAGGTACACATAGATGCCATAAATCATTTTCATTTGTCACATGGTTTATTTGTTTTCTTCCAATCAAGTGTGCCATGTGAACTGCACGTTGGCTGCTGCAACGTTCACAGATGCCATTAGAACGTTCGTAAACTATTTCTCTTACGTTATTACTAATAGCACCTTTTTGTCGTTGTGTAGGCTTAATTCTTTTCTTATACAGTTGGTCTTTTTTACTTATCCCTGCCATTCGGTTTCCTTTTGAATTTTTAATATGGATTGAAGCATTGTAGATTGTGTCTGTAATGCTGAGATGGAGTCACGAACTGCAGTAAATTGCCCATCCGTCAAATCTCTTTCAAACATTTCGTCTGCACATTTACCTTTAGCCATGTCAGGTATTATAGTCATTGCAAATCCTTGCTCTTTCAATTCTACTGTTGTTTTGAATATCGCCAAGCGATATAATCGTTCGGCTTCAGCTTTCGCCTTAGCCAAACGATTTAACTCGATTATCGCATTGCTCAATCTTTTGTTTACAATTCTCATTTCATCTATCACATCTACGTATGACATTAGAACGGAAACTCCTCATCTTCGACTTTAACTTCTTTACCTTTAAAAACATCTTTGGATTTAATAATTAATTCATTCACAATGATTTGGTCACGATAAACCTTGACCCCATCTTTTTCGTAATTATTGTTTTGAAGTTTACCAATGAAACTAATTGTGTCACCTTTTTTCATGTTGTTAGTAATCGTTTCGGCTACATCCCCAAAAGCGACGATGTTGAAATAATCGGTGCGTTTTTTGTCTTTACCTTCAGTTACAGAAATAGAATTTGTTAGAAAAGCATTACCTTTATCAGATACTTTGAAGTTATTATCTCTCGTTAATACACCTGTCATCTCCAATTTATTCATTATTTATTCTCCTTTTTCTTCAACAGGATATCTTGCATTTGTTTATTAGTTGCACCTTTATTATACATTACTTTGTGCCATTCATCGAACTTATCTTCGACTCCACCAAGTTCAACCCAAAAATCTCTTAAGTTGTAATATCCGTTTTTGTCGTGGTCTACTCGGTCTTGGTCAGACTTAGATTGATTACGCTCGTCAACGCTTGAATCAGCTTCAGGGTCGTCGCCTGTCGGAATCATAAAGGCTTTCATTAAAGCATACTTTTGAGCACCTGTAATGGCTTTATAGACGCCTTTATCACCACTGTCTTGACCTTCTCCATACGAAGTTAGTGACAACTTCTCATCTGAATCTCCATCGTAAAAAGTAAATTCCATCTCAACTGTGACAATGTTTTCTAAATTACCTTTTGAAGTAGTGTGGATTCTGTTAGTACAAGACTTAACAGAAGGAATCATAAGAACATTTAGTTTAGCTAGTTCTTCACGAATACGCTCATTTACATCAGCTTCTGTTGCGTATTTATACTTGTGAAACGAGTTGTAACCTGTCTTCTGAATATACTTCACTTGCTTCATAACTTCTACTAGTTTAGTTATTAATTTCATGTCTACCTCCATATACTGTTGAAACAGTTCTTATGAATTTTTCTAACTGTTTTTCATTTGTGAATACCAAACGCACCATTCCGTCTTCTTGTTCAATGTGAATTACCCTCGAACCATCTCCTTCATTGTAAACAATAATACTCATTTCTGAATTACTAAATTCATGTGTAGTGTAAGTTATCATTTTTTTATTCCTCCATTTCGAAAATGTCTTCTACTGAACATCCAAAAAATTTAGCCATTTTTAATGCTGTCATGATATTGACGCCTAATCCATTCTCTACTTTATAAATTGTGACTGCAGTTAATCCTAATGCATCGGCTAATTGTTTTTGTGTTAAATCAAATCCCTTGCTTCGTCTTAAATACTTGAGATTGTTTTTTAATTTCATTTTTATCACCTCCTATACATGTATATTAACATACTGTTATTATTCTTGTCAACGCATATTATTATTTTTTTATAAATAAAAATTTGTTAAATCTAACATTTAGGACTATTTTATTTTTGAGTGGGAAGTGGTAGAATTTAGTTATAAAATACAAAAACAAGTTGGTGATACTGTGGATAAAGTGAATCCGAGTCATTATAAAAATGGAAAAATAGAATGTATCGACGCTATTGAATCAGCTACTCATTACTTGACAGGTTTTGATGGGTATTGCGTCGGCAACATTATTAAATATGTTTGGAGATATGACACAAAAAATGGTTTGGAAGACCTTTACAAAGCACGATGGTATTTGGAAAAACTAATTAAAGAACATGAGGAGCTGAAGAATGAGATACATTCAAGCTGACATTAAAGACAGTGTAGATGAAATAGTCATTTTCCCAATCGGCGATTTGCATATCGGCTCACCTCACTTCGAGAGAAAAATACTTGAAAAACAATTAAAAGAAATTGATAAGACCAAGAATGCAAGAATAATCTTGATGGGCGATTTAGCTGAAATGAGTACGAAAACATCTGTCGGAGCGGGTGTTTACGAACAAGACCAAAATGGGCAGCAGCAGATGATGTTGGCGAAATCCATATTTTACCCTTACAAAGACATCATTGACTGCATTGTAGGTGGCAATCACGAAGAGAGAATTAAAAAAGATTCAGGATTTGATTTATCTTTATATTTTGCTCAACTTATGGGACTTGAAGAAAAATACGCTAATTACCAAGGTGTTGTAAAGTACACAATAAATCAAAGAAGTTTCGATGTTTCTGTGTGGCATGGTGCGGGTGGTGGCTCTACATCGGGTGGTGCAATGAATCGTCTCATGAAACAATCCCTTACTGTATTCGCTGATATATACTTGATGGGTCACGTACATCAAAGACAAGCATCTTCAAAACAAATATATGTACCTGACAATCGAAACGACAAAATCGATTTGATGCAACAATACTTCGTGGTTACAGGCTCTGCTTTGAGTCACGAACATAGTTATGCAGAGATGGCAGGATTCGCACCATCGAATACAGGATTCCCTAAGATTCATCTTTCAATAAGCCGTAAAATAATTGACGGACATAAGCTAAGAAGTAAAGAAGTGAGGGTTGAAATATGACGGAAGGCGAATATTACACTTTTGTTTTGCTACTTAACGAACTTAAAAAGTTTCCTGATGTCAATCAATCACATATTAGTTATATTGAAAAACAAATTCAAAGTATAAATATCACAAGTTTAAGGGGAGATTCCATTGGCTAAATTTATAAGCACGGATGATTGGGCTGACTATTTGCATGAGGGACTAATCTCACAAGGAATAGTCCCCGACGAAGATATGATAATGCTCATAATTGATTTGACATTAGACTTCTTTGAAAGTGAAGAAGTTATTGATTTTACTTTGGATATTGAATAGTCCAAAAACTACAAAAGCTTTTTTAATGAATCAATATCAACTGAATCATAAAGTTCAAACACAATAACTGGACACATGTTGCATTTCCAAACGTGTGTTTCTTTTCCTAGTAGATTATATTCTAATTCTTCTTCACATGCAGGACATTTCATAGTATCATCTCCTCCAATTCAATAATCTCTTGCAGTTTCTCTGAAGCATACTCACCTACATCACCATGTTCATAATACTCGTAGTCGTCGTAGATGGTGTTAGCTAACTCCATAACACCTTTGAAATCTAAATTATTAAACTTGTTCGTCTTTCCAATCTCATAGACAATTTGTGCAATGTACTTCGAATCATTGTATAAATCTTGATAGTGTGACATGTTAACATCTCCTTTTTTTATAAGCGTTTTTGAATGGAACGCTCTAAACCATGGATAATTATTTAATTCCTTTTTCTTTTAACGCATCAATTATAATTAGCAATGCTTTGGAAAAACCTATTTCATATGCCTGTATTTCGCTTTCTGACCAATCCTGTTCAATAAATAATCTTTTCTTTTCTAAATCTAATTCCTCAATAATCTTATTAGTGTCCATTTCTTCCTCCTATAAATTATTTTCATGGTCATTCAACAATCCAAAATCAATAGAACGTATTTCGATTTCATCATCGAATGACACTATCGACCAAGCACCTTTAGAATGTACGTTTATTAAACATGATTCTAAAACTTCTTCAATAGTTAAATCATCAAATGGTAATTCAATTGTATCCCCACCCTTTAAGGTGAAGATACAATCATAATAAACAACTTCAACATCTTTCAAATCACAATTAGTTACAATCATTTAGTCATCTCCACATCTACTACGAATCCTGTTGTATCTTTTATAGCTTTTCCTTTTGCATACAAACCTACAACAACATTTTGTGGCTCTGTAAATCTTATGTCGCTATCATCTCCAGTAATAACACGTTTACCCATGAAGTATTCGGGTAAATCCTTGCTTCTGAACACCACAGCCATTCTCATATTGTTTTGTAATGCTTGTTCAACGAATGGTCTGAATGCCTTTGTACCACTATAACTAAATGTCAAATCGTAGTTTGGTATTGATGTATCTCTTTTGGATATTTTAGTGTAGTCATAGAATTGTACGTCGGGAAACAATTCAAATATGTTTTTGTAAGTTTTACCTTCATGTTCCACTTCGTATTTTTCCCAAACAATGTCGCTAGTCCCATTTAATCTAACTGCTAATTTTTTATCAAAGTGAAGTGCTTCTAACTTTGATTTATTTATATCGAATACTAAATCCTTGAAGAAACGAACTTTATCGTGATGAAATAATAATGTCTTTCTTAGTCTACCTTGAATGACTGTTGACATACGACCTCTACCTGCATGATACAAACATGTCTTGTCTAGTCCACATCCTGCAATTTTAGCGAATGGACATAGGTCAACTACTTCAGAGAAATCTGATGGCGTTAAGTAAAGAACCATTGTATGATACCCATACTTCTCACCTTTTATTGTCTTTGCGTTGTTGCTAGTTAGTAATGCTTTGTACATATTAATCAATCTCCTCTACATTAAAGTTTGGTTTTACCCAATGGTAATAAACACATACTGAATCACAAAAATATTCGCCATCAACTATCACGTGACTATGACCTTCATAAATCTCATTACCACATGGACAATCATCTAAATGCTCCGCTTCCTCTTCATGCAATGGAATATCATAATATCTATCTGTGTTCGGTTCATCGTAGCTCATTCAATTCACCTCCTTCCATTAGTTTATCTAAAGCATTCAACAATTTAGTTCTTCTTTTATTTAATTCGATGCTTACAAAATCAAAGGTATACTTTCTAGATTCTATGAGTATTATCTTTTCGTTCAATTCATCTATTTCTTTAACCAATTCTTTGATAGTCATTATTAAACCTCCGATGATTTTTTATTTTTATAAAGATTTGCACTCATTGAACATTCACGTTCCCACTTTTGAAGTAATTTCTGTAATAGATATACGTTGAATAAACATCTCTTTCCCATTCAAACAAATCCTCACTTGTGAAGTAATTTCTGTAATAGATACATGTCGAATAAACATCTTTGTTCCTCATTTGTTTCCTTACAAACGTCGAAGCAATTCTTTTGATTTGTGTATTATCCGCATAAAAAGACTTTACAAAAACACCATTAATAAATATTACAGCATACATATATAATACCTCCAATTTTATATTAGTTATCTCTTAATCCAATTGACCAGTAAGCCACAAACGGAGACCAATAATAAGAAAAACCCAACAATAGATATCAAAGATAAAAAACCTAATAATAACGCTACGACAATCATACTTTACTACACCTCCCAAAGCTTCCCATATCCATGCTAGAAACATATTAAACCTCCTTTCGGAGAACCGAATTAACGGCTCTCCTTTATTAATTTTAAATGCTCATTGTTAATCAGCGACATGAACTCTACTATTTGTTCTTCGGTCATGAACAAAGTAAAGTCACCTTGTGACATGTAATCTCTTGTTGCACTTACTGAAATCGAAACAACAGTTTTACCTGATACTTCGAATTTTCTCATTCCTACTTCAAATGAGTTATCCTTCAGATGCATAGATGATGACATTGACATATTAATTCACCTCCTTCATTAGGTTATTATAAACTTCTACTACTTCTTCATAGCATGTTTCAGCTATGTACTCTAAAATCTCTTCATAAGGTTCATCGGGAACCCCATCGACTATCCATTGATAATAGATGTCTTCATCACCTATATCAATAATATTGTCGTGCATCGTTACTAACATTGCTACCTTCTCTTGTACTGTCATTTTAATTCCTCCTCATAATTACTGACCTCGTCAGGTAGTGCTATACACTACTACGTCTCACGACGTTTCGGTCTATTAATCTTTCCAAAACTCTTTGTATATATCACTTCTTGCCATCTCTGTATGATTACGTAAGATAACCCAGTAATCAAACAAGCTAGTTAATTGCTTACCTTGGAATCCTAATGACTCCATGTATTCGTAAATCTTTGACATGTTGTACTCCAATGCTTCCATGGTCATTAAGAATTCATGTTCATCCATCTTACTCAATTCTTTGCCATTGTATTTCATGTCTAATTCCCCCATTCCCATGATTCTAGGATAGTTATGCAATCAGTGTAGAAAGAGCCTTCAGTAACTCCACAATGTCTAGCTGAGATACTACCATCTTTCTCAGCAAAGAACTGAACTTCAGCTTCCTGAAGTTCTGAATACACGGTCATAGAACCGTTTTTAATAATTGTTGCAGGATTGTATTCAATCCCAAGGTAGTAATAATTCATGTCTAATTCCTCCTCTTATTACTGATGTCCTCATCAGCTAGTGCTATACACTAGGACGCTTCACAGCGTTTCGGACTGTTTAGGTACTTACTAATTAACTAGTTAATTAACTAATTAATTAGTAAATACTCAATGAGCATTTACTTATAAAAAAAAAAAAAAAAAAGAAAAACCTTAGCTTACGCTAAGGTCACTGATACAAAGTAGAATCTTCTGTTATCTTCTCTAATAACTTGTAACAATTCCTCTTTGTTACTTACACAAACGAATCTTGCTTTGCCTTTATATCCATAGTTGAATCTAACACTCTTACCTAATTCAAAGTGCTTACCAACTTCTATAAGAGCTTCAGTATGAACACCAGCTTTAACCGTCTCAGTAGTTAGTCCTTTTACAGCTAACTTGATAGTAATAGGCTTATACTTCTCTTTAGGAGCAATAACTTTATAACCTAAATTCACTAACACTTCAATTGCTTTTTGTTCTTGAGATACTTTAGACATATACACACAACCAATCATAAGAGAGTCGGCGAGTCGTCCTCAACCGCTGACCACAGTATGGCACAAAAAGTTTTCGATTTCATGCAAGTTATCCACAGAGTTATCCACAGCTGCAATGAGTGTTATTCAGGGTTGTCCACAACTGTCAACTATAAGTCCTGTGCATAAGTGCCATATTCCACTAAAATTGTGGATAACTATAGATAAGCATGTGCATAAGTCCTTGAGCAAAGAAATACCATTTCCTTCCAAAAGTTTGTATAGTGTAGGGTTTTTAATGTATAGTGTTTGCTTGTTAAGATATAAATATATATATAGTAATTACAGATATAGACCCATGTCACCCATACAGGCGTCCATGGTTTATTATTATTACATCATATACAAATTGACACTTTACCTTTATCCCAATAATTTCCAGTAAATAGACATAAAAAAAGACGAAATCCCTTTCCCCTCCCTTACAATCCCTCCCCTATCCCTAAACTCATTTGAACTTAATCATTTGAATTTAATCTTTTGAACTTATCTTTTAATTATTTAAATACTAAATACATTCGACATTAAAGATACGATATCCTTCTAACAAAAGTATTATAGATGTGAACAATTTGTGAACACTATAAAACATTGATAAATAAAAGAGGAAGAGGTAAAATGAAACAAAGAAGTCCAAAAAAAATTTTTTGAAAAAATGAGGTAAACATGAAAATAGCTATTAACCCTTACCCAAGACAGATAGAGTTCTTTAAGAGTAAAGCTAGGTACATTGCATACGGAGGTGCTAGAGGTGGAGGCAAGTCATGGGCAGCACGTATGAAGGCAGTGTTACTTGCGATTCGTTACGATGGCGTACAGATACTTCTGCTGAGACGTTCATTAAAAGAGTTACGAGAAAACCACGTTCTCCCGCTTCAAAAGGTATTAAAAGAAATTGCTCACTTCTCAGAAATGAATAAAGAGTTTTCTTTTAAGAATGGTTCTCGTATCGTACTTGGTTACTGTTCAACTGAGTCAGATGTGCTTCAGTATCAAGGACAAGCATATGATGTTATTTTCTTGGAAGAAGCTACGCAATTTACGGAAATGCAGTTCCGTACATTTACAGAATCTAATCGTTCAAGTGGACAGATGAAAGAAAGATTTTCACCACGGATGTACTTTACTTGTAACCCAGGCGGAGTTGGTCATAACTGGGTAAAACGACTATTCATTGATAAAGTCTACATTGGTAAGGAAAAAGCAGAGAACTATCATTTCGTTAAGTCCACAGTTTATGACAATAAGTATTTGATGGAGAATAACCCTGAATATGTAGAAAACTTAGAAAACCTTCCCGATGCACGTAAACGAGCCATGTTGTATGGAGATTGGGATGCTTTCGAAGGACAATACTTTGAAGAGTTTAGTCACGATGTACATGTGTGCGATGCTTTTGAAATTCCTCAATACTGGGACAAATACGTTTCATTAGATTACGGATTAGATATGTTAGCAGTATATTGGTACGCCACCGACTCTCAAGGAAACACATTTGCTTACAGAGAGTTCTGTGAACCTAATTTAATTATTAGTGATGCTTGTAAACGCATATTATCTTTAACCAAAGAACAAATCAAAACATTTTACGCACCACCTGACTTATGGAACAGAAGACAAGATACAGGTAAGAGTGCAGCAGAGGTCTTTCAAGAGAATGGAATCTTTTTAACTAAGTCTAATAATGATAGAATACAGGGATGGTATAACGTAAAAGAATGGCTGCAAGTTTTAAAAGTCAAAGATGAACAAACTGGTGAGGAGAAAAATAGTACACGCTTGAAAATTTGGAAGAATTGTGCTATCCTTATTAAGAATTTACCATTACTACAACATGATGACAAAAAACCTAATGATATTTCAAATGAACCTCACGAAATCACTCATAGCCCCGATGCATTGCGGTATTTTTGCTCAATGCGTACACCACCATCACAAAAAACTGTCGCAAAAGCCGTAAAAGGTGCGTTTGATAAATTCTTTAAAGAAGATACAGCGAATGAATATCAAATACATGACAGTTACGTTAAATATGGAGGTTGGAAATGAGTTATTCTTTTGAAATTATTATCTTTTTACTATTGATAGTTAACATTTTAATTAATTTGTACATTTATAAAGAAATTATTCTTAACTTCACAAAAAAAGAACAACCTATTTATATAGAAAAACAAGTTGAACTCAAAACAAACAAAACAAAAAACAAAGAAGAGTCAGAAGAAGATAAAATCATAAGTGGTCTGAACAACCTATTAGTATATGATGGCAGTCCGACTTCCAAAAAGGAGTAATAGATGGCTAAAAAACCTTCTCCTTCATTTAATTCACAAGAAACAGAAGAATGGAAACAGTATCAAGCGGGTATAGACTACAACCACAAAATAGATTTATACCAAACAGTAAATAAAAATGAGCGTTTTTATGCAGGTGACCAATGGAATGGTGTCGTTTCAAACGGACTTCCAACACCTGTTTTCAACATATTAAAAAGAATTATTAATTACTTCGTCTCCTCTATTTTGAGTCAAAATGTTACCATGCACTTTGTACCTGAAGCAGTAAGTGCTGAAACTCCTGAAGATGAAGAGAAACTTAAAAAAGCTGCACAATTAATTAGTGATTATTCAACAACACTTTGGGAAAAAAACAAAATGAATTTTAAACTTCGTCAATGGTTATTGGATGCAGCAGTAAGCGGAGATGCGTGTGGTTACATATATTGGAATGCAAACATCGATGCAGGACAAGCAGCTAAAGGTGATATTGATGTAGACAGAATTGACAATGTAAATGTATTTTTTGGTGACCCAAACGAAAAAGAAGTTCAGAAACAAAGATACATCATTATATCAGCTCGTGAGTTAGTAGCTAACTTACAAGATGAAGCTAGAGCAAATGGAATATCAGAAGATGAAATTTTAAAAATCGGTTCAGATGAAGAAACATTTTATCAATCAGGTGACCGCTCACAGATACAGTTAGACTATCGTTTCGATGGGTTTGGAAAAACAACTTCATTAATTAAGATGTACAAAAAAGACGGAAAAATTTTTGCTAAAAAGATTACTAAGTTCACAACGATTCGTAAAGAGTGGGATACCAAACTTACTCTGTATCCTGTAACTTTGATGAATTGGGATGTACGCAAGAACTCCTATCATGGACAAGCACTTGTGACTGGAATTATCCCTAACCAAATTTTCATTAACAAAATGTTCGCAATGGCAATGATGTCGTTGATGCACACTGCTTTCCCTAAAGTAATATACAATAAAAATATGATTACAGCTTGGAACAATCAAATCGGTGCAGCAATCGGAATTGAAAGAATGGGTAACGAATCTGTTGGAAACGTAGCTCAATACCTAAACCCTGGAACTATGTCAGGTCAAGTTATGCAAACGATTGATTTAGCTATTAACTATACAAAAGACATGCTAGGTGCTAACGATAACTTGCTAGGAGACATTAACCCCGAAAGAGCATCGGGTCGTTCGATTATAGCGGTTCAACAAGCATCTGCGGTACCATTAGAAAATATCAAACAAAACATGTATCAATTCTTAGAAGACATGGGTTATATATGGTTGGATTACATCACTAACTATTACGGAACTCGGAAGATTGATGCTGAAATATTAGGTCAAAGACAAATCGTTGAATTTAATTTTGATGATATTAAGAACATGAAGTTCCGTTTAAAGATTGAAGTTGGTGCTTCTTCTTACTGGTCTGAACTTGCTTCGATTGAAACTTTAGATAGATTGTTGCAACAAGAAGCAATTACATTCAAACAATACCTAGAGAGAATACCAACAGGATTAATTGCACAAAAACAATCATTGCTTGAAGAAATTAAAGGTGAAGATACTAGAAAACAGTTTATATATGAACAGTTGGCTAGATTCTTAGAAACACTTCCTCCAGAACAACAACAACAAATTCAACAGTTATCTCCTGAAGAACAAGAAGCACAGTTAATGAATATGATGATGCAAGGTGGTGAAATGCAGTGAAAGATATGAAAAACAAAGTAGGAATGATGATGGCTGTGATGATGGGTAAAAAGCCAACAAAAGCATCTGTAAAGAAAACAGCTTCAAGAACAATTGGCAAATCGTATGCAAAAGGTAAAAAAATGTAATACATTGTATTACTGTGGGAGACACCACGTTAAAATACAGAGTTAAACTTCCTTAGCTAGTTATTGAAATTTAAAGCTAAGACCAAATTTTGCTCACCATAGCAAAGGAGATTATCATGGAAACGATGTTAGATGACAACCAAATCATCGAAAATGAAATAGGAACAAATATTGAAAACGAGGGTTCGGAAAATATATCTCAAGAAGATTATCTTGAAATTAAATATAATAAAGAATCCTTACGTTTAGATAAGGAAAAAGCTCGTGAGTTAGCTCAAAAGGGCATGAATTACGAGAAAGCTGTAGAAAGAGCAAGACAAGAAGCACGTGATGCGTATATTGCTGAACAAGGATATGAATGGGAAGGTCGTTCCATTACAACTGAAACGGAATATAGAGAAGCATTGCGAGAACAAGAACTTCTTCAGCAATATCAGAGCTATGATGTACCTGAAGAAATTGTTCAAGAATTAATTGAAAACAAAAAGTTTCGTGAAAAATACGAAACTGAGCAACAACGTGTTGAACGTGAAAAATCTCAAGAACAAGATTTCCAATATTTTTTAGAAACTTATCCAGACGTAAAAGCAGAAGAAATACCCGCTTCAGTTTGGCAAGAAGTAGAAAATGGTAAGTCTTTAATTGATGCTTACATGAAACACGAAAATAAGATTTTAAAAGAACAATTAGGCAAAACCAATAAATTAGAAACTATTTCTCAACGTAATCAAGAAAATGCATCTGCTTCGATTGGTGCTATTAAATCTAATGGAGAATCTGCACCTTTCTTTACTAAAGAACAAGTTTCTAAAATGAACACTAAAGAAGTAAACAAAAATTGGAAGTCAATAAATGAATCCATGAAAAAATGGTAGAGGAGAAATTATAAATGTCAATTTCAAATTTTATTCCACAAATATGGTCTACAAAAATCCTTCGTACATTAGAAGACAATCTAGTAGGTAAACGCATCTGTACTTTAGACGCAGAGGGCGAAATCAAAAAATTCGGAGATACTGTAATTTTTAACGGACTTGCAGACCCAACAATCAGTTCGTATTCAGGTGCAAGTATTTCTTACGAAGCACTTCAAGATGCTTCTGTTGTATTACAAATCAGTCAACAAGATTATTTCGCATTTAAAGTTGGAGATATTGAAAAGGCACAAGCTAATGTCGATGTTAAAGGTAGCCAGGCTGACCGAGCTGCTTATAAACTACAACAAACTGCAGATAGTTACATTCTTGGATTGTATGGACAAGCAGGATTAACTTCTAGCGGAACAATTACTTCTGCTAATATCTTTTCCAAAGTTGGAGAAGTACAACAATCTCTTGCACAAAACAACGTATCTGATTCAGATATGTGGATGGTTATTCCTCCTTGGATTCGTTTGAAATTAGAACTTGCTGGTGTTAAATTCCAAGTTAATAATGGTACAAATGGTACAGGCGGAATGGCTTGGACTGATTCTCTTGGATTTGATATCTATGTAACTAATCAAGTAGCAAATACTGGTACTTTAGCAACACCTGTTTCGAAAGTATTAGCTGGTTCTTACAATTCAATTGCATTCG